TGATGTATATAATGTTATTGAGACTGTGGCTCATTCTCAAGCTGAGAATAAAACCAAAGCTCTGCAAGATGAAATTAGGGATTTACAAGGAGACCGACAACGCCTAACTAAAGAAAAGGCAGAACAGGAACTTCTTAGATTACATCCTGATTTTATGGATATTAAAGCAGAAGCAGAATTTATTACTTGGCTAGAAGAACAACCACCTTCTATAGCAGATGGAGTTACTAAAAATAACACTGACGCTAAATGGGCTGCTAGAGTTATAGATTTATATAAAGCCGATAAAGGTATTTCTCGTACATCAAAAAAGCAAGCCACTAATACTGCTGCTGACTTTGTTCCTACTAAAAAGAAATCGGAACCAGCCAAAGGCAAGAAAGAGTGGAGTGCTGAGGAAATCAGACGGATGAAACCTCACGAATTTGAAAAGTACGAAAAGGAAATCGACTTAGCAAGAAGAGAGGGCAGAATCCGTTAGTTTATTAACTTTAACTAGAAAGGGGATTCGATTATGGCTATCGGAACTGCAGCAGGATATACTAACCTGCCTTCTGGTAACTTTTTACCAGAAATTTATAGTCAAAAAGTTCTTAAATTCTTCCGTAAAGCTTCAGTTGTTGAGGATATTACCAACACTGACTATTTCGGAGAAATTGAAAATTTTGGCGACACAGTTAGAATCATAAAAGAACCCACTATCACAGTTTCAGCATATACTAGAGGTTCCTCTGTTAATACTCAAGACTTAGCTGACGATGAAATTCAATTAACAGTCGACAAAGCTAATGCATTTGCTTTTAAAGTAGATGACATTGAGGAAAGACAAGGACACATCAATTTTGAAACTCTAGCTACATCTTCAGGTGCATATGCACTTAAAGATAGCTACGATAGTGAAGTTCTATCTAACATTCAATCAAACGTCACATCAACAAATACATATGGTGCTGATCACGCAACAAACTCAATCGACACAGGTTTTGACACTAGTGAAGTTGACCCTGTAAACGTGCTTGCAAGACTAGGAAGACTCTTAGACGACCAAAACGTTCCTACAGACAACAGATGGGCAGTAGCTGCTCCAAGATTCTTTGAAGAGCTACAGCAAACTAGTTCTAAACTACTTGATGCTAATTTCTTAAATGAAAATAGTTCACAAGTTAGAAATGGTTTAGTTGTTCCTCAATTAGTAAATGGCTTTAGACTCTATAAGTCTAACAACATGCCATCTGCTTCTACTTCAGACGTGCATATTGTTTTAGCTGGACACCAAGGCGGTGTTGCAACAGCTTCACAAATTGCAAAAACAGAAGTAGTGAGAGACACTGAATCTTTCGCTGACATTGTTCGTGGTCTTCATGTCTATGGTAGGAAAGTTCTTAGAACTGAATCCATAGCCCAAGCCTATGTTAAATTAGATTAAGGGGGAAGATAAATGGCTACATTAACACAAACTGGTGCAGGAACTGTAGGACACATGGCTTCTAATGCCGTGCCTAAAGCTTACGCACAATCAACTGTTATTGATGGCACATCTACCGCTTTAACTAGTGGAGATGTCTATCAAGCAATTAACGTACCAGCTAATTCTGTTGTACTAAGTGCAGGAATCGATGTGATTACTGCAGGTACTGGAACTGGTACTTTGGCATTAGGCGATGGCACAGTAACTTACGTTGCTGCGGCTGTACAAACTTCAGCAGGTCAAATGACTTCTGGAGATGCTCTTGCTGAACTCGCTGTTACTTATGGAGCAGCAGATACACTAGATGTAACTGTTGCTACTGCTAATGTTAATTCTAAAGTCCGAGTATGGGCTGTTTTAGTTGACATTGACGGAATGGGTGACTCTGAGTCTGGCGACACATATGCCTAAATAATGTCTTTGGTGGGGGGTATTAAGTACCCCCTGCCTTTTACAAGGAAAAATTATGAAGAATTTATTTTTAGTTTTTATAGTTTCTGTTTTTCTAGTAGGATGTGGTAGTTCAAGAATTATGTTGAACGCTGATATTCCAGAATCACAAGCTATAACAATAGAAATTACTACTCAAGATAACGAAACAGTAGAATAGTGATTAAAACAGTAGGAATAGAATTATTGAAAATAAGCCTATGTATTTTCATGGTGCTTTTTTTGTATTTAGGAATAGCTTCTTTTAAGCTGCAAGAATACACAATTTTTCTAACCCTATTACCTATTAATGTTGCGATAGGGTGGTTTATATACCATAGATTAAAACATGGCTGAGTCAACATTTATCTCAGCAGCAGCAACACCAGGAAATACAAGCAGGACAGATGTATATACTTGTCCTAGCAATTTTAAAGGGATTGTAAGATTTATAAATGTAGGCAATGTAAATGCATCAGCAAAAACAGCGATGCTAGAGTGGTATGACTCTTCAGCTACTACCTACTACCCTATTACAGGTTCTAAATCTGTAGACGGAGAAGGGTATATAAGTCTAACAGATATGTTTCTAGTATTAGAAGCAGGTGACAAAGTAACAGTCACAGCAGGAACAGCAAGCACAGTAACAGCAATAGCAGGTGTAGAGCTGATATACAATCCTCTAACAACATAGGCAAAACATGGCTACATTTCTTACACTAGTAAATAACGTATTAACAGAATTAAATGAACCTACATTAGCTTCATCGGCAGATTTAAGTGCTGCAGCTACTACAGTAGGAATACAAACATCAGTAAAAGAAAATGTAAATAAATCTATAAGAGATATAGCCACTTCAGAAGTAGAGTGGTCTTATCTATATGCTTCAGGCACACAAGCTTTAACTGCTGGTATACAAGAGTATACAGTTACTACAGCAGCTTCTACAATAGACTGGGATAGTTTTGTTTTAGTACCTACAGAACTAACAACTAATGGTGAGTTTACAAGTAACATAACTAATTGGACTGCATCTAACTCAGGCACTGGAAGTGCTACATACTCTTCAGGTGCATTATCTTTAGCAGCAGGCACTGGCACTAGTGCTGTATACCAAGAGCTTTCTTTAACTAGAGGTAGAACATATATGGTTTCATTTGCTATGAAAAATGCTTCTACTTCAGGAACAGCAATAAGTCCTAGTTTAGCAGTTTCAGTAGGAACAAGTGCTTTAGCTACAGATGTATCTACAGGTACATATACTTCTGCAGGAGGATCAAATGATGAAGGTGATCTTAGCTATCACAGTTTTACATTTGAAGCTTCTGCTACAGCACATTATTTAACAATTAAAAACGAAACTGCATCATCTACAGTATTGGTAGATAATGTCAGTGTAAAAGAAGATATTCATCCTAAATCATTAAGATACTTAAATGAAGATGAATGGAGAGACAGAATAGTTGGAACAGATAAAAATCAAAACCCTGACCACTTTGCAGAACCACAATATGTATATAGAACTGTTGCTTCTAGTTCAGCACTTACGTTTGGGGTCTCACCTGTTCCAGATAAAAGCTCTTATACTGTGGAGTTTGATTATTATACTTCCCCAACAGACCTATCTGCGTCAAGTGATACGCCTAGTATACCGACTCGTTACCACGATCTGATAGTTAAAAGGGCTGCTTATTACACATTACTTACTCGATCTGACCCACAGTTAGCTCAAGTATACTTACAGGAATATAGTTTTGGTTTACAACGAATGAGAACAGATTTGATAAATCGTAAAAATTATATGTTTGCAGTCTAATGGCAGACATGTTGAACCCATATGTAGTTGACCTAGTAGGAGGTCTTGTACTGAATAAATCTATGTTTGAAATGCAACCAGGAGAAGCTTTAGAATTGACAAATTTTGAACCAGATATAGGCGGTGGTTACAGAAGAATAAATGGCTTTGCTAAATTTAATACTAACGAAGTAACTTCAGGAACAACCACAGGTGCAATACTTATGTCTGCTATATATAAAGATAAAGTTATAGCTGCTAGAGGTACAGAAGTATTTAAGTTAGGTAGTAGTGGTGCTGTAAGTTCTATAGATACAGGCAGAACTAGTGCAGGCAGATATGATTTTGATGTCTACAATATGGATGGAACAGAAAGAATAATATGGGCTGATGGAGCTAACAACGCTTCTCATTATGATAACAGTTCAGTAACAGATGTAACTGCGACTGGTGCTCCAGCTAATCCTAAATATGTAAAGATATTTAAAAACCATGCTTTCTATGCTGGTGCGTCTGCGGCACCTCAAAAACTAATATTTTCTGCTCCTTATAACGTAGGAGATTTTACACCTGCCAATGGTGCAGGTTCTATATCAGTAACTAGTGATATAGTAGGTTTAAAGGTATTTAGAGAACAATTATATGTATTTTGTGAAAACGCTATATTTAGAATAGTAGGAAATAGTGTTGCAGATTTTCAAATGCAACCAGTAACAACTAATGTAGGTTGTGTTGCTCCACAAAGTATACAAGAGGTAGGCGGTGATATTATTTTCCTATCTGCAGATGGTTTAAGAACAGTTGCAGGTACAGAAAAAATTGGTGATGTAGAATTAGGAGTGATATCTAGACCAGTACAAAGAAGATTTACAGAATTAAATTATACTGATGCAGCAGACACTATAACATCCGTAGTTATACGAGCTAAGACACAATATAGAATTTTCTTTTCTGATAGGGCAACAGAAACAGAAAGTAAAGGTGTTATAGCTGTATGGAGAGGCGATAGATGGGAGTTTTCAGAAATAAAAGGAATAAAACCTAATTGTGCTGATAGTGGTTACATATCTAATGTAGAGACTACTGTACATGGGGGATATGATGGGTACATATATAAACAAGAAACAGGAAGTACGTTTACTAACGCTGGTAATTCTACAATAACGATAAAAGGAAGATATAAATCAGCACACTGGACTATGGGAGACCCAGGTATTAGAAAAAGATTTCATAGAGCAATATTAAATTATAGACCAGAAGGATCATTAGATACCAATCTAGGTTTAGAATATGACTATGGCTCAGATGATGTATTAAATCCTAACAGTATTGCTATATCAGGAGCACAGGAGGGTGCAGCCGTATATGGTAGTGCTGTTTACGGAACATCAGAATATGGAGGAGCAGAGTTTGTATTGGTAAGACAGCCTATAGTAGGTTCTGGTTTTGCAGTAGCATTACAATTTACAGATTCAGCTACAGAAACATGTAGTCCTTATTCATTAAAAGGATTTAGTTTAGAATTTGCAGCAGCAGGTAGGAGATAAAAAATGGCAGGTTATTCAGCAAGACAATCGAGTTTTACTACAGGAGATACGATTGAAGCAGCCGATAGTAATGATGAATTTAATCAGATATTAGCAGCTTTTCATGTATCTACTGGGCATACCCATGATGGTACTACAGCAGGTGATGGTGGACCCCTTTCAACACTATACAGTAATACTATCAGTATGGGCACAGGTGCAGATACAGATATTGTATTAACATTTAATGCTAACACTAGTGATGGTGTTATTACTTGGATGGAAGATGAAGATTACTTTAAATTTTCTGATGACATACTAGTTAATAGTACAGAAAAATTACAATTTAGAGATACTGCAATATATCTATATTCTAGTGCTGATGGACAGTTAGATTTAGTTGCTGATACAGAAATACAGATAGCTGCCACTACTGTAGACATAAATGGTAATGTAGACATATCAGGTTCACTTACTTTAGGTGGAACTGCTATAACTTCTACTGCGGCAGAATTAAATATACTTGATGGTGTTACATCAACAGCAGCAGAACTTAACATACTTGATGGCGTTACATCAACAGCAGCAGAATTAAATATATTAGATGGTGTTACATCTACTGCTGCAGAATTAAATATACTTGATGGTGTAACTTCTACTGCGGCAGAATTAAATATACTTGATGGTGTAACTGCAACCGCTACTGAAATAAATATTATTGATGGTGATACATCTGCTACTAGCACTACTGTAGCTGATGCTGATAGAGTAGTATATAACGATGCAGGAACTATGAAACAAGTTGCTGTTACTGATTTAGATACTTATATTTCTGCTACATCAAAAACTTTAACAAACAAAACACTTACAAGCCCTGTATTAAACACAGGCGTTTCAGGTACGGCTATAGCAGATGAAGATGATATGTCTTCTAACTCAGCTACTAAACTTGCCACACAACAATCAATTAAAGCATATGTAGATGCTCAAATTACTGCAGAAGATTTAGATGTTAGTTCTGATAGTGGTACTATAGCTATTGATTTAGATTCTGAAACCCTAACTATAGCAGGTGGTACAGGTTTAGATTCTAGTGCTACTTCTAATACAGTAACTTTAGCGATAGACAGTACTGTAACTACACTTACAGGCTCACAAACATTAACAAACAAAACTCTTACTAGCCCAGTTTTAAATACTGGTGTATCTGGTACTGCTGTATTAGATGAAGATAATATGTCTTCTGATTCTGCTACTCAACTAGCTACACAACAATCTATTAAAGCCTATGTTGATGCAGTATCTACTGGTATTACTACATTTGTAATGGAAGATGATGACGGCACAGAAGTTACTATTTCAAACAACAAAGAAATTAAATATATAGGTTCTGGTCTTACTACAAACTGGACAGACACAGATAATGGTACAGATGGTGATCCCTATGATTTAACATTTACTGTAGATGCAGCACAAACAGGTATTACATCTATATTAGCTACCGACCTTAAAATTGGTGAAGACAACGAAACAAAAATAGATTTTGAAACAGCAGATGAAATACATTTTTATGCAGCTAATGCCGAACAAGTATATGTAGCTGATGGTGTGTTTGGTCCACAGACAGATAGTGATGTTGATCTAGGCACAACAGGCGTTAGATGGAAAGACGCTTACGTAGATTCTGTGACAGTTACGGATGATGTAACTATAGGTGGCGATCTTACTGTTAATGGTACTACAACAACTGTAAACTCTACGACAGTAACTATAGATGATCCTATATTTACATTAGGTGGTGATTCTGCTCCTGGTTCTGATGATAACAAAGATAGGGGTATTGAATTTAGATGGCATAATGGGTCAGCCGCTAAAGTAGGTTTCTTTGGTTATGATGATTCAGCAAGCGTATTTACATTTATTCCAGACGCTACAAACTCTTCAGAAGTATTTAGTGGTACAGCAGGTAATGTAGCTTTTGGTAACATTGCAGGTACATTAACAACTGCGGCTCAAACAAATATAACTTCTGTAGGAACTTTAGCAGGCGGTGCTATTAGCTCAGGTTTTGGTGCTATTGATATAGGTTCTTCAGCATTAACTGCAGGTGCAGGTACATTATCTAGTTTATCTGTAGGTGATGGGAACGTAACTAATGTAGGCGATATTGCATTAGATAGTATTAGTGCAGACGGCACACAAATAGATATTACTTTAACAGACAATGATTCTGCAGCTTTAGAAATAAAAGAAGGCTCTACTGCCTATATGACTTTTGTTACTACTAACAGTTCAGAAAAAATACAAATAGATAAATCTTTAGATATTAATGCTACTTCTGATTTTGGAAGTAATGCAATGACAAATGTAAATATTGATTCAGGAGCTATAGATGGTGCAACTATTGGGGCTAACTCAGCAGCAGCAATAACAGGAACAACAATAACAGGAACAACTATAACTGCTTCTACTGCAGTCGTACCTGATGCTTCAGGTGGTGCTGATATAGGTAGTACATCTCTTGAATGGGGTGATGTATATATTGCTGACGATAAAAAAATATATTTTGGTAATGACCAAGATGTGTCTATGGAGTATGATGAAGATGGTACAGACACGCTTCTTGTATCTGGTGATGTAACTATTGCAGATGATAAGAAATTATATTTTGGCACAGATAAAGATGTTTCTATTGAGTATGACGAAGATGGCATAGATACACTACTTGTTTCAGGAGATGTAACTGTAGCTGACGATAAAAAATTATACTTTGGAACAGGTAAAGATGGTTATATCGAATATGACGAAGATGGTCTTGACACTATGGTGTTTGGTCTACCTACAGGTGGTGGTCAGATACTAGATGATAAAAAACTATATTTTGGAACAGGTAAAGATGTAAGTATAGAGTATGATGAAGATGGAAATGATACATTAAGTATTAGTGGCGATGTTCTTATAGAAGACGATAAAAAACTATATTTAGGATCAGGTAAAGATTTTAGTATAGAATATGATGAAGATGGAAACGATACTACAGCTATAGTAGCTGCAGGCGGTCTTAGTTTTGCTCCTCATGGTACTAGTGCAGGAAATGGTACAGAATTAAGATTCCAAGAACTAGCGGCTAATGGTGTAAACTATGTAGGCTTTAAAGCTCCAGATTCTATATCATCTAATGAAATATGGGCATTGCCTAATGCAGATGGTACAGATGGTCAATTTTTAAAAACAAATGGCTCTAATACTTTAAGTTGGGGTAGTGTATCTAGTGGCTCTATTCAATTTGTTGCAGATGGTGCTATTAGTGCTGCAGGTAAGCCTGTAAGTTTAACAAGTGAGGGAAAAGTAATGGAAATAGTAGCCTCTACATCAAGAACATATGGTTCGGCTTATATTGTTGTGGATGAGCATAGTGTTAAAACTTCATATTATGGTAATAGGACTTCAAGAACTGCTGTGCATGATGATGCTACTAATAGAGATGTAATATTTTATATTAAAAATGATAATAAATTATATGCTAAAGTGTATGAAGTACATACTAACAACTATACTACCAATCATGGTACTGAGGTAGAAGTAGATGGTAGTACTTCATTTAAATATCTTACAGCAGGTTATGATCCTAATACTAATAGAGTTTTAATTGTATATTCTGATCCAGGTAACAGTGAATATTTAACTGCAAAGGTAGGTACAATAGATTCAAGTGATAATTCTATTGCTTTTGGTTCAGCTACAGTAATATCATTGTTAGCTCAATCAATGAATTGTGAGTTTGATACTAACACAAATAACTTTATTGTTAATTTTGCAGATACTAATAATAAATATAGAAGTATACCTTGCACTATAACAGGAGGTACAACAAACACTGTAGCTTTTGGAAATAGTGGAACTGCTTACGAACCAATTTCAGGTACTGATACTGTTAGTGCTCAGTACCTAGGTTTTGGCATAGTTTATATGCGTAATAGAAATAAATTTGCTCACCTGTATAGTAACGCTTCACAAACTAGTAAAATATATGGTTTTGCTTCAACTTTATCTGGTACAGGTTCTAGTGCAACAGCTAGTTTTACTAGTCAACAACAACTCGATAGTTCAAATTATAATTATTTTCCTTGTCCTACTTATCATCCTCAATCTTCACACGCTTTTGTGACTTTCTTTAATGATGGTCAAGACGATAGATTAGAAGCAAGAATGATGTCTATGGATAGCACTGGTAGTTTATCGTTTACAGCTCAAGTTGATGTAACAACAGCATCGTCATTATATCCTGTTAGTGCTGTAGACGAAAATACAGGACAAGCAGTAATTATGTATAGAGATGAAACTAATGCTGCCTGGCCCAGCTTTGATACAAGAATTAAAATAAGAGAATGTACATTAAATAGTGCAGGAGATAGCATAACAGTAGAAGGTGCAGTTGATTGGGATACTGGTCATAATAATAGCACTTACACTGAGTCGCTACCACGAGATTTAAGTATGTATTATAATTCAACGACAAAAAGAATAGTAACATTTTTCGATTATAGTAGAGACTTAAATGTTGGTGTTAGTGGTGTAGATGGTAAATTTAAAAGTAGAGTATTTAAAAGTAGCAACAATTCAACAGAAGAAGATTTTGTTGGTATTGCACAATCAGCAGTTTCGGATGGTGCAACTGTAGATGTTAAAGTTTTAGGTTCAGTAGATGAAAATCAAAGTTCTTTAAATATAGGTGCTAAATACTATTTAAACGAAGCTACTTATACTACAAGTGGAACTAATAATACTTTAATGGGAAAAGCATTAGCAGCAGATAAATTGCTAATAACAAACTAAATTAAGGAATATAAAATGCAAACAATAGTACAAAAAGATACTAATATAAGTTTATATTACATAGATGATAATAAAACTGTAACTGTTACAGCAGAAAGCACAACCATTAGTTTAGATGGAACTTTAGAAAGAACTATACAAGACTGCACATCAAGTAATGTTGTTTTACGCACAGGCGTAGATGCTAAATCAGATTGGTGGGGATATAAATATAAACATGATGGTTCTTCATGGTCAGCTAATTCAGATTTTAAAGGTTTAGATAATCTTAAATCTGATATTAATAACTCTGTAACAACTATTTCTGTTATTAATACAAGACCATTTACGACATCTGGTACTGTACAAATAAACAATGAAAAAATTACTTATACAGGCGTAGATGGTACAAATCTTACAGGTTGCACTAGAGGGGCTGCATCAACAAGTGCTGCAGATCATAAAGAAGGTGATCCTGTAAAACAAATATAAATAAGGAGAGCACATGGCTAAACCAACAGTAGCTTCTGTAAACCAGAAAATCGAATCACACGTAGACGCATGTGCTGACAGATACCTTCTGATAGAAAAACGACTATCTAGGATAGAGACAATTATCATAGTGGCATCTGCAAGTAGTATAGGGTTATTATTAAAATTAGTCATAGGATAAAAAATGGCAAAACAGACAAATTTAGAAAAAAGATTAGACGAACTAGAAGCTAGGCAAAACATGTTTTGGGGAGGAGAAATAAATTTGCCTACAAGTTACGTTGATCCTAATACAGGTAAAACTATGCCTTTGCCTACTGTTCCTGGTATGGGTCAAAGTAATTTAACTACAGCCTATAATCAACAACAAACTATTGGTGGTGCTAATACTATAATAGGTGGTGCAGGTAATGATGTTATTACAGGTGCTAATACTATAACAGGTGGTGCAGGTAACGATATTGTAACAGGCGGTGCAGGTAATGATACTATACCAGGAGCTACAGGTGCTAATACTATAACAGGTGGTGCAGGTAATGATACTATACCAGGAGCTACAGGCGATGCTCCACCTGCAAGTTTAGATGCATTTGGAAGCACTAATATGTATACTGATATGTTCGGTAGAACCATAGGCAATAAAGATAGAAGTCAAGTAAATTTATCGGCAACAAAACAAGTAGCAAATGATGATGGTACATATACTAGAATTTACTATGATTATGATGGTAATGAAATAGGTTCTCGTGTTTCAGAAAGCACAAGACTAGGCGGAACTCAAGATAAAGAAGGTGAAGCTGCATTAAAAACAGAGGATAAAGATACAAATCCTAGGTGGGAAGAAGTAAATAGAATACAAACAGCAACTACTATTGATATAATATTACAAGACATGAATCCTGACTCCCCTACTTTTGGGCAGCAAACTATACAAAATATTCCTAGAACAGATACTGTAACTGGAGGCACTGGTAACGATACTGTAACTGGTGGCACTGGTGGCACTGGTGGCACTGGTGGGGGAACTGGTGGAACTGGTGGACCAACTAACTATGGAGATGTACAAGCTCAGTTTGATCAGATGGCAGGTTTAACAGGAGTAAATCCTGCATTACCTCCTGGTGCTAATGTTGCCCCTGCTATGGACATACAACCACAGCCTAGTGAATTTGAAACTACTGCAGGTGTTCAGCTAGGTGCTGCTCCTTTAGTAGGAACACAGGTAGTAAGTGATGAACAAATAGCTGCTTTAAATGCTGCTGGTTATACTATAGCTCCACTTTCTAAACAAGCAAGCAATACAGAAACACTTGCAAATATAACAAACCAAGCACTAACAGCACAGACTAAAGATACTTTACTTAGAGAAGCTACTGGTCAAGAAGGCACATTAGGTACAGAATCTGTTATAGGAACTGCACCACAAGCAGAAGCTATAACAGTTAAAAAAGCAGAAGCTCCTGATACTAATGAAGTAGCAGAAGTATCTAGAAGAGGTACACCTTCTGTAGACGATTTTGTAGGCACTTATGGTGATAAAATACAAGCTGCTAAAAGGTCAATGGATGTAGGCGATACTGTTCCTGAATTAGACCCACAAACAGCAAACCAAGCCACTGCTCAAGTACAGTATGAAAAAACCGCAGAAGCTACAATGCAAGCTGCACAAGCTAGTGAAGATGAAAGAACTAGAACTATGGCTCAAGCTGTTGAGCAAGAAATGTCTCAAGTTCCTGTAGAAGCTACTGTTCAAGGACAACTAGAAAATCTTATGGCACAATTTGCAGATGGTAAAACTCCTGCATATGCTGCTGGAGCTATTCGTAATGCTCAAGCTATGATGGCTCAAAGAGGTTTATCTGCAAGTTCTATGGCAGGTGCTGCTATTATGCAAGCCGCTATGGAATCTTCCATACCTATAGCTGCACAAGATGCTCAAGTATTTAGAGAAATAAATCTTAGTAATATAAATAATAAACAAAAAGTAGCTTTAGCAAATCAGGCTGCTGCTTTAAATTTATCTTTAGCTGATTTAAGTAATAGACAACAAGCTGCATTGCAAAATTCTACTAATGGATTTAAATTACAATCACAAAGTTTATCTAATTTACAACAGGCTGCTCTTGCCAATGCACAGCTAAGAGCTGCTCTACAAGATAGAGAGTTGGCTTTTGATCAACAAAGAGCAATTACAAATGCTGCAAAATATACAGAAATAGAAAATATAAATCTTAGCAACGAACAACAAGGTGTAATGCAAGATTCTGTAAACAACATAAATTTTGCTATGTCTAACTTGTCTTTTCAACAGCAAAGAAGACTTGCTAAAGCCCAAGTCGATGCTGCATTAACAGGACAAGAATTAACTAATGACCAACAAAGAGCTGTTATAAATGCTGCTAGAATAGCAGAAGTAAACAATATAAAATTTACTGAAGAGCAAACACGTAATTTAAATGAAGCTCAAATTATGCAAAACTTAACATTAGCAAATTTAGATGCGGACATGAAGGCTGCTCTTTCTGATGCTGCTAGTTATGCTACTATGGATATGGCTAATTTAAACAACAAACAACAAGCTCAAGTTATAAATGCTCAATCTTTTTTAAATTTAGATTTAACTAATTTAAGTAATAAACAACAGGGCGAAGTATTAAAATATCAAGCTAGAACTAATGCATTATTTTCAGATGCTGCTGCTGATAATGCTAGAAATCAATTTAATGCACAATCTGAAAATCAAGTTAATCAATTTTTTGCACAGTTAGGTGCTCAAGTAGCCCAACAAAATGCACAGAGAGTAGCTGCTATGAAACAATTTAATGTAGATCAAGTTAATTCACATGCTAGATTTAATAGCTCTCTTGTAGATAATAGAGAAAAATTTAATAGCACTATGCAGGCTCAAATTAATCAATCTAACGCACAATGGCGTAGGCAAACAAATACTGTAAACACAGCAACACAAAATGAAGCTAACAGAATAGACGCTTTAAATTTATTAAACATGAATCAAAATTCATTAAATAATTTATGGCAAGCATATAGAGATGAAGCATCATGGTTGTTTACTGAAGGAATGACAGCTAAACAATATGCACATGAAATAGCAAAAATGAATTTAAATGCACAACAACAAAGGGCTTTGTATAACTTACAAGTAAAAGGAGATACTGTAGAATCTATAGGAACTGTAGTTGTTGATGCAGCTTTTGGTATATAGGAGTATAATATGGCAGGAATACCAGGTTTAAGAGATATATGGGGAGCAATCGGAGATGGTCTTGATTGGATAGGCGATACTGCAGAAGACGCTTTAACTTTCATAGCTTCTCCTTTTGTAGACGAAGAAGGAGAACTGTTTGGATTTATATCTAAAGATGATTTAGTAGGAGCTTATAGAGATTATCGTACAGAAGGGAAAACAAAAAAACCTACAGGAAGTAAGCAATATGTACAGCAAGGTATAGAAGCTTTAAATACACAAGCTGTAAGTGAAGCTAGAAGTTCTGCCGTAGAACAAATGATGAATCAAGAACCTTACGCAGCATATAACCAACAAGTAAACACTATAGAATCTTTGCCTAAAATAGTTGATCAAATTTTAAAAGCAGGTAAATTTGAATCTAAAACACTTACCCCAGAACAAAAATTAACTATGGGTCCAAACATATTATTAAAAGATAATCAATTAAATGTAGGTCCAACAGATAAAATAGATTTAAGTGCCTATAGACGTAGTAACAAAATTAAATATACAGAATAAAAGAGAAGATTAATGCAAGTAAGACCAGAAACACCAGATCAAAACATGAATGATAGAGGCGATCCTTTTAACATGCCTGTTGCAGGAGAATCTCTAACTAGAGAAGCAGGACAAAACCCTATGGAAAGTCCTCCTAAACATACAGACCCTGACGTTGTATATTCTAAACTAGCAGATAAATTTTCTAAACCAGAAATAAAAGAAAGAATTTTAGAATTATTTGCTGCTGGTATACCTATAGAAGTAATTATAAATGTTTTAACTAGACATATAGCATATCAAGGAATAGTAAATCCAGATTTAGCAGAATTAATAAAACCTTCTCTTACTGTATTTTTTGTACAGATGGCACAAGAAGCAGATATACCTTTTGATATATTTCTTGAAGATGAAGAGGCTGATCAACAAGCTCTTGAGGGTAGAGAAACTATGCTTATGGAAACTATGGCTGAACAAAGACCTGAATTAACTAAAGAAATAAAAGCAACTAAATTTAGAGAAGATTTAAAAGCACGTGCTCTAGAAGCTCAAAAGTCTGTAGCTGCACGTAGGGAAATAGACCAACGTATAGAAGATTCCCCTGTAGAAAGCGATGGTAGCTTCTTAGAAATGGGAGAAGGCAATGAGTAATTTTTTAAGATTTGTAGGTGGTATGGCTAAAGGTGCTCAGAAACGTATTGATGAAAGACGAGAAGAAGAAAAGCTTGAAAGGAGTATAAAAAACAAAGCATACTGGGATAATTATTATGATAATTATTTTGATGGTTCAGCTAGTTCTACTTTTACTATAGGAGGAAATAATCCTGGTACAACAGTATCTCCGACAAGTGCACAATCTTCAAATGTTATACGTTTTAATCCTGTTATGGGTACTGGTATAACAGCACAAAATTCTTACGATCTATCTAAAAATAATTTCATAATGTTAGCTGAAGTGGCTAAAAAAGACCCAAAGGCTTTAGCAGATTTTTATAACTCAGAAGAAGGTAGATTAGCCATTAACAGATATGTAACAAACTCTATAGTGCAAGCAAAATCTGAATACGATGTAGAAAAATATGGAGCTGGCAGAGCTCCTGGTTTTCAAGATATAGATAGGTTAGTAAAAGGTATAAACGATCCTACTATAAATGCCATATTAGCTGATATGAAAAATTCAGCAGGACAAGATACTTTTATTGAAAATCCTACTATGAAACAAACTTATGGAGATGATTGGAATGAAGGCGATGGAAAAGGTGGTTATTTTGAAGAAAGTGCTGGGTTTTCAGAAGAACTGACAGGGTATGATCCAAAAGAAAAAGCTAGTTTAGAACAATCTATAGTTAATTTCTTTAGAGGAGAAGACAATCCAGTCAACAGATTGGCTTTAGGTAGGGCTGCGTTTACTTCAGACTATGGACTTCAAAACAAAGGACTAGTATATGACGCTTTAAACAGACAGATGAGAACAAAAGATGAAGAGGGCTCTACAGTTTTGTTACCAAGAAAATCAAAAGATGAAAAAAAAGAACAACTTGCAGTAGATGCAAGGGATGCTCACGATAAAGCTTTTAGGCTATTAAACGAAATAGGAATACGAATGTTTGGTAGTTCTCAATTTGATTCAAAAGGTAATAGAATAGAGGGAACATACACTAGAGGTGAATTAGTAACAGGTAAGGCTTTTGCTTTAAGAAGAACTCTTGCTGGTGTGTTTGGTAAAACTGGTCAATTTTCTCAGCTACGTGCAGAAATAAAATCATTTGGAAATAAATATGGAAGCACTTTAAAAGAAACTAATGCATTTCTTAAAGAGGCTACAGGTATGGATATAAATCAACATCTACAATCTTTAGATGCTATATCTCAAATGGACCTTGAATTAACAGAAGATGGTTTATACAGAGTTTCTGAAGGTCAAAGAATAGCATTAGCTGCAGAAGATCAAACAGCAGCTTTAGAATCATTACAGATAGCTTTGGCATTTACAATAGCTATTGCTAACCAAAACTATGAAGGTGGTAAAGCTGTGTCTGATGCTGACTTCCAAAGAGCTTACGAACAAGTTACAGGCGAAAGAAGAAAAGGTGGTTTATTTTCTGAAGGTACAAGCTTAGAACAGATAGCTAATATTCATGCTGTTCTGTATGACGATATGGCAGCTAAAGCTTTTGATGCTGATATATTTTTAGGAACTGCACCAGGATATGAAGAAAAAGCTATAACAACAATGAATGGTGCAGTAAATCAATTAGCAGCAACACAAAAATTTAATTTCTATGATAGAATGTCAAATACAGCTAACTCTTATAAATTAAGGTGGGTATTTGGCGATTCATTTGAAAAAATAGATGGTAACTATGTAAAACCTGATTACACTAGAGGTTTACAAG